AAAGCTTTGAATCGATATACCATCTTCTAAAGATTTCATAACCTTTATCTTGGAAATCTAAAAGTTTTAGAATATTATCAAATTCAGTATAAATCTTACTCTTGATATTATCAGAAAATCCAATTTTCGATAAATCTAACTTTATTGGTTTTCTATCGTTTCCCATGACGATAGATTCATTTGTAATTTCATCGATGGCGGTATCTACTTCTGGGAATAATGCCATAGCTCTATACTGAGCCATTGATGCTTGTTCGTCTTTGAGCGAACCCATGAAGTCAATAAAAGTGCCATAAACCCCAGCACCTTCGACTGTATATGCTCCATCAAATTCTTCTGGAGTAGCAAAATTCTGAAGAGGAAGTTTATCTTCTTCTTCTTTCGATCTGACGGTAAAACCAAAAAGTTTATAAGCCATTATGTAAAATCCTTGTCAATTATATATTCCAAAATAGATCATTCAAGATCTTCATATTTAAGATATCTGAAGCACATGGTTACATCGAAAGAGTTATATTGATCTCTAGCCTGCATTTCCATGTCGATAGTGCTAATTGATTGCGGCCAGCATTCATATAGTGTAGATCTTTTGATTACGCCACCATTTGCTCCAGTTTCATTTAAATTTAACTGTTCTACTACAATAGTACTGGTTTCTGCGGTATCTCCAGTATTAAGATCATGAGCATTTATTCTATTGCTCCAATCGTGGAAAGCATTCCATATATCTGTAGCGTTACCACTTGTTGTGGGGACATCATCTAAAACAGTCATAGTCCAAACATTAAAACCATCTGCGCTGTAAAGTCTATCTCCTGGATATAAAATTTTTCTACCCTGATAGTCAATTGGATTAGTCGTTAAAATTGATGCAGGCATAGAAGCTGCTTGGATATGAAAATCAGTAATAAGTCTCTGAAGATCTTCAGGCCCATCAATCATTTTTACCCGAAATCTGTTTTTTCTAGTACCGCCATTAAAATTGTCGATGAAATTTTGTATTGACATTTTATATCTCTTTTATCCTACATCAATGTAGTTGTAATTAAGTCTTACGGCAAAAGAATTGAATCCGGTATCAGCCATATTAAATTGCAAAGGACTAATAAAACCAGGCCAACAAGATTTTAGTGCAATTTTTTTAATTACATCTCCATTTAAGTTTAATTGTTCTATAAGCCAGGAACTTCCTTGAATAGCATCTCCAGCAGCATCCCCGGCGAACCAGCTATCGTCATCATCGTATGCGTGTTCGTTTGTTTGATGATTGTTTATTAATTCACTCCACCCCTGAAATGCTTGATATAGACCAGAACCTCTATCATCAAGAACTAAAACATCCCAAGGCTCATAAATTCTATCTCCGACATAAGGAATTAATCTTCCTCTATATGGAAAATTTACAATGCCGAGTGTGGAATTCGGAAGTGATGCTGATAGAACATGGTATTGTAATTTAGCTGCATCTCCCCCCGCACCAGTCGGAAAAGTACCAGTTACTTTAAAACGATTTTTTCTTGTACCGCCTCTAAATCCCGTAATGAAATTTGATATGCTATTCGGCATAGAATTACCTCAATTTTCTTTTATTATGTAGTAAAACTGAGATTTATTACTGATGGACTTTCAATTGGTTTAAATGATATATCAACAATTAATCTGTTTTCTGCTATTGTGGCTTCCGTATTATTAATATCATTGCAGATAACATTATAAGAATCTATTCCGCCGTTTCTTTTTATGTTTTCTAGCAAATTATTTAAGTTTTTAGTTATTAATTGTCTGTTTTCTGGCGAATTTAATTCAAATCTATAACGATTTAAAATCGTTTTGCTATTTCTGGCAATGTATGAATATAAATTTGAATAACTAAATGTTTGCTTAACCGTATTATCCGATGATGTAATTCCAGAAAAATCAGTGGCTAAAAAATATTCTTTTCCAGCAGGACCAGCAATTTTAAGAATGCAGTTTATTCCTCTGGTCTGCGCTGTGTATAACTTAGATGGAGATGTAAAAGTGATATCTACAGGTGTCTGGGGTATTATACTTTCTGAAAATCTTATATTTGGTAAATTTATTTTACTGAATATTTGATTTAGAACTTTACCGTTGATAAAACCTCCTGCCGTATACCAAGGATAAACGGAATAACTTCTTGCCATCATTCCTGCCGCATCACTAATAAGAGGCACTAAAACATAGGGAGAATTTGAAAATTCAGTATCATCCGATATGTTATCATCTCCATAATATCGTTTGAGTCGTTTTACACCACAAATAGTAAATGCCAGCTGATTAAAATCAGCATCGTTCAATTCTGATCGTAAATAAAAATCATCAAACTGATAATTCAAATCTGTAGAATTATTAGAAACATACAAATTTTCTATGGATCTAAATGAAGTTTGATTTAAAGAAGCATTTAATAGAATTGAAATATTTTTTATTTTGATCTCTGAAATCAATTCCGAAGAAATTGTTGTTTTTAGTGGATCATAAACAAGATAATCTAAATCGTATTTTCTTAAAACATCAAATGCATTATTTTCTGTTGATGCGTTTATTAAGTAAATGTTATAGTTATAATGAAGTGCATCTAAAATAAAATTAAAATAAAAATCTATTTTTCTTACATCAGTTTTGGTAGATGTTGCTGATGTATTATTTAATTCTTTTAAAAATAAATCAGAATCTGTTATAGATGCACTTATTTGAGTATAATCCGCATTGTTTATTAATTGCGTAAAATCGCTTACTGATTCTAATAACTTATGGGTTTGTGTTATTCCTAAAACATTAAATAAAAGAGAATCGTAGATGAGAAATCCCCCATCTACGACTTTCTTCGAATCTATTTGTTTTATCGAATATGTAAAAGACATTAAGCTTGTGTTAGAACATATCTGAATGTTACAGACTCAATTGTGTAATATGGCACGAACGAAATATCAATTACCAATTGTTTACTGTTAATTACAGTTTCTGTGTTATTTGATTCATTGCATGTAACAGTATATGTCTTGATTCCGTTCTTATTAAGAATTCTTTCTAAGAAGCTAGAAACTGAATTTGTCAAAGCAGTTCTTGTGGAAGAATTATTAATCTCAAATAGTACGCCCTGTAGCAGTGGCTTAATTCCTCGTTTAATATGAAGAATTAGTCTAGAAATGCCAATGTGCATTCTATCCGAATCTATTTGTTCAAGGCTAGAATCACCCATCAAGAAGACTCTATCTGGGTATCCAAATATTCCGCTAACACTATTGATTCCATATGAATCGCTTAAAGTGTTTGTGTTTGTTTCGCTAAGTTTTGGTTCATAATTGGTAATGTTTAAGACTTCACCCTTTCTAATTCCTGCTGGAGGAGTCCAAGGACCATAAGAATTATCAACGATTGCCATCAACCCAGCAACATCAGATGTCATTAAAAGGTTGATTGTGCCAGTTGCTCCATAGATTCTTTCTCTGGTCTTTCTGCCAATTATGCTGAAGAAATTCTCATCGATTGAGGTAGCTCCGCTAATTCCAGTAATTCCGTACATGGAATATACGGCCATTGATGTAGTGGGATAAGCTGAAGAAACGCCATTGTGGTATTCTGCTGAGGAGCCGACAATACCGACACAATCTTGTCTTAGTGAAATTAGAGAAATAACATCGTTAAATTTTGCATTATCTTCGCAGAATGCGCTATCGATTGAAAGATTTGTGTTATTTAGAGCACTTGCTCCGGTTGCAGCGACAAGAATGCCACCGTACTGGAGGTAATTTAAAGCTGAATGTAATTCTCTATCGTGTACTGTGCCACCGCTAAACCCTGCGCCAGTTGCAAATCCAGAGCAAACTCCACTGAGAACACTAATATCGAAAACAGAAAGAAGTTCATTTGGGTTATTAAAAACCTTGTATCCTAACTGAGTAGCATCAGCCTGCGTCATTTTATGGTATAGCGAATAACCACAAATAAAAGCTGATAAGTGAGATGATGCTTCTGCTTCGATTCCTGCTATGATTGGTGTTGAGTTTTCGTAAATATTGATTGATGGCATATTTTTTTATTCCTCGGTAAACCAAAGAGAATTGTCTTCCTTAAATACCTTTTCAGAATCAAATTCACGGGAACCCATAAAAAAGGTTGTATTCTCTTCCTCTTCTTTCTCTGTGGTATTTATAATTTTTTTCTTTTGTATATCAATAATCTCTTCGAAGTAACCCTGACGAGTTAGCCATCCAAAAAGAACCAAACACATAACCAAATCGTCGGTATAACCATCATCAGCGCAAAATGTCTGATGTTTCGAAACAAATGTCATCAATTCTTGAATAATATCAAAATCTCTGACCAAGAGCCTATCTTGCTCAATTAAATTTTTTAGAACTGCACAACCCAGTTTTTTGACCGCAGAGCTGGTTCTTACGCCTCTTTGTTTTGTTCCGCGACCGAAACCCAAGGTTACTTTTTGTCCTGCACGGCCCATCATCTGAGTTTGAATAATATTTTCGTACTCATAATCTTCATGCATGGCATCGGCAATCTGACCGCCGATGTCGTTGACTTCAATCAGTAAGTGTGCATTATTATATTTTATTGCCAGATTGTAAAGTTCCGGCGGAACATCAAAGGGAGATATAAGATTATTTCTATATCTTGCCACGACCTTATGAGGCTTTTCAGTAGAATCAACCACAACCATAGCCGTATAGTCTCTTCCTTGACCTCTGGCGACATCGACCATGATGAAGTAGGCATGGCCTTCAACTGGTTCGTCGTAGATGTAAAGACCTCCTGGCTCCTTTGCTATTGGTTTATCGAACTGAAGCAAATTTAGCTTGCTGGCACTGATGAGGGTATTTGACGAACCAAGGAACGAACATTCAAACTCCTGCTCAAACTGCTGTTCGCTGGTCTGGGCAATCATCTGCTGCTTCCACTGCTCGTCGCGTAGAGGCCCACCAGCGTACTTAGGAACCTGTCTCCAAGACACCTCTATGGGTATGTACTCGTTCTTCCCCTCCTCGCCCTGCTTCCTTGTAGCCCCCTTCCAGAAGGAATAGAACATGTTGAGTCCGTTTGGAGTAGATACCATGAATACCTTCGTGGTTTGACCGGAGGTAATTGTAGGGTAAACTGAACTAAAGAACTCTTCTGCTATGTTTTGAGAGACATGGGCAAATTCGTCCAAGAAGATGAGGTTGAATGATCCACCACGAACTGCCGATGATGATGTGGCAGATGCCATGACCTTTGAGCCATTCTCAAGCTGAATGGATGTTTTATTCCATTCTATGATGCCCTGCTGAAGCCACTTGGGAAGATACTCATAGGCCAGACGAAGACGGCCAAGAATTTCTCTAGCAGTATTCATCTTGTTGGCCAGAATACCAACGCTCATGCTTTGATTGAATAAAATATAATGAAGAATGAATGCAACAATCGTTGTGCTCTTACCAGACTGACGCGGCAGCTTGGCAATGATGTAACGATTATCATGCATCTTTTTGATCATGTCCTCTTGGTAATCATATAACTCAAAAGGAACAAGACCTTTATCAAGAGATACTACCTTGACATATTTCTTAATAAAGTAAATTGGATCTTGGGAGCAACGAACATATTCCCGAATCTGTTCTTCGGTGAAGTCAATCTTTACTCCAGCTTCTTTTAAATTTGGATTACCTAAGTAACCTTTAAATTTCCTTGACATCCTCTACCACCTTCGCATCAATCATTTCTATAGATTTATTCTTACTTCTTTCAGGATTGATTAGATCCTGTAAATCACTAGTGGAGCCTATGAAGAATGAATTATTATTTGTTGTTTTTATAGTGGTCTTATTTGCTTCGTTCTTTATCTTTTCAAGATCTATTAGATCTTTATTAATCTCAGACATAGTTTTCAGCATTTGAGTTACTACTTCGTATGCTCTTGGAGAATCACCTTCAGTCGCAACCTTCATAATCCCTTCAAGAGCAATTTTTGATTTGTTTATTATGTCGTATAGATTTTCTCTGGCATATTCATAATCATTTTCAGAAGATTTCTGAATTTGATTGTTAGCTGTATTGCCAGTAGATTCTATTTCAAAAAATTCATTTAATTTGTTTATTGACATGCTGTAGTACAATCCATAATAACTCTAAAATCCTTTTGTGCAACGGTTGTTCCGTTTTGGATTTTCAAAACCAATTTTCTCAAAGAACCATCATCAATTCCACAAATATTTAGTTCGGTACAAATACTAGAAATCATATTTGTAATCTGTCCGCTACTTAAAGATAATGTACCTGCTGGGATTATTTGCGTATAAAGCAATCTATTTGCAGTTGTGAATACACTTATAGTTGTATTGAGATCAAAAACGCTAGTTTCAGTCCAAGTTAAACTAGAAGCAAAACCAGATTGTCCTATTGGCAAATAATAAGGATTAACACCAAAGGCAGAACTAATTAATATTTCTGTCCTTGGGACTGGATTTACATCAATATCAATATCAATGTCAGTATCAAGAGTAGTATCGTCTATGACATCTTCGATGAGAATGGTTGGTTTTACTTCACCAAAAACATAAGAAGATGCAATGAATGACATTACACCAATCATCATTCTTCTTGATTGCAAAGAGCCTTCGTAATCATCAATTATTTTAAATTCTCTATAAGCAATAGGAACATTTACATTTTTAAATATCTTATTGAAATTCATCCTTATATTAAACTCTGGATTAAAATAAGGAAGAACTTGTTCTAATACTTGCAATAATTCATTCAAACTTCTTGAGTAAAAATATAAATTAAAAACTACACTTATCGGAGTTTCCGAGAATGTTTTATAACTTTCGGAAATGCTTCCGTCCGATGCGGTTATTATCTCTGATGTAGTTGTTAACTTATTGCGTTTTCTTCCAAAGTCGTAGGCAATATTTGCAACCTCAAAGCTGAGATAGGGTATATTTATTTGCGTTTTGACATTATCGGTAATTGAAGAATTTGATTCCAATCTTCTTAAGAACTTTTCCTTTGACGAAAAAGTAATAGGAACTTTTACATTTTCTGTAATTCCTGTTGTATCATTTTTTCTAGAAACATAAATCTCATCAAATAATGAACCGAAAGCAATAACCAATTTTCGTATCGATTGATTGTCGTATGAATTAAACATTAGTAATTGCCCTCAGAGAATGGGTCGGTTTCGCTGAAATTGATTATAGGAGTATCTATTCTACTTCCGCTTCCAGTGAATCCTCTCTGATAATCCAATGGCTGTATTTCGCCAGCAAGATCGTCCAGTACAGGATTGATTGTGACGATATCGTTGGTAGAAGATATCGAAAGAATTCTGAATGTCGATCCAGAGACTGAACTTGTAAGTACCGTTGGTCCAGAGAAGGTAATTCCATCTATAGAACCTAGCTTGGCAGTCATTACAGAGCCAGATATGCCATAATCAAGCATACGGAAGTATGATGTTGTTCCTGCCGCAGATCCAGAAACATAATATTGTTCTCCGCGAACAGCTTGGTTGTATGCAGCTGTAAATCCTGAGAAGGTTGAACCTATGATGAAATTGTAGATTTCTTGCTTGGTATCTGCCAAAGAATCCATATCTGTATTGCCAGTTTCGAATTGTTCTGCGGAATACACGAAAGTTTCGCAGTTCAAAGTGAACACATAATTCTTGTCCAATTGATAGAATGGCAATTCGTGTTCTACGAAATTTATTTCAAATAAAGTCTTGCTAAGAGGAAAGAATATAAGATCCCCTTCTCTAGGTCTTATGATTGTAGAATTTTTAGTTGTAATTTCGTTATTGAATCTTTTCTTGCTAACGACTAAATTTATTCTATCTTTAACTTCTAGACCAAATTTAGTTATTACATCAGTTCCTTCGAATCCAGAAGCAGAAGCAATATACATTTCAATTTGATATGCTTTGGTAAATTTATTTAATTGGTCTTCTCCAAACAATCTATCAAGATTTACATTTTCTCTGGGAATGTACCAAAGATTTTTTCCCATCATACGAATAATTTCTATGATGTTGTCTTCGACAACATTTTGCTCAGTTCCCTGGAATCTAAAATAAGGATTTAATGCCATATTATCCAGTCATCATATCTGGGGGTAATTCATATGAAGAAATTATTTGATCTTCAAGGACTGCTATTTCTTGCATGGCTTCTGCCATGATCTGACCGCCTCTCAAAGATACTCCACCAGGTAATGCAACCCCATCGAACTTGGAGAGATTTGCCCCCCATTGCCTTTTGATTAGGGCAGTAAAATACTTTTTAAGCATTCTATCGTTATAGATTTCTGGATAAGTATCAGGATCAAGATTCACATATGCTTCAATTGAAATATAAGTTCCAGCTTTAAAGGCCGACCAATCAGTTTCAATGTAAAGTTTATTTGTTACTTTATTAAATCTAATTGTTCTTTCAGGATCAAACATCATTTCAATCAAACGAATATATCTTTTTGTTATATCATAATTAGCGATAGGAGTTGAATTAACAAAACCTAAGTTTGTGTTAATACCATAAACATCATTTAATGCTAATTGATATCTGATATCGAAGAGTTCGTTCGAATTCAATGTTCCGAACGGCAAAACTCTTATAATCGACAGAATATCATATCCATTTGGTGTTGCTCCAGAGCTACCAACTATTGGACCTAAAGAATTGGTATCAATATACTTATTTTGTATATCGGTATCTGTTACCTGATAACTAAAGTAGGCGCGTTCAACCCCGTCGTAATGACGCTCGGAAAAAAATTGCAAAGCATCATCAAGCCTATCATTAGCTTGCTCATAATCTACATTGATTTCGATTACTGGAGCACCTAATTGCCTATAGGCATATTGGATTAAAGAATCTCTTGAATTTGGTTGTGCCATTGAAAATATTTATGCACAACGAAACTCTGATTATTCTGTAGGTGGAATATTTTTATTTTCTTCCATCTTTTGTTTTAGTTTTTCCATGATCTCAGCAATCTCTTTTGGAGTATCTGGCATGGTAACTTCGATTTTTTGGACAGAATTAAAGTCCATTTTTTCGATATAATGCTTCCTCGACTCTGGTTCTTGTGCTTCTTGTGGCAAACTAACAGTGTAGTTAGTAAATCCTGGCATGGATAATGGGCAATTTACAGAAGGATAGTCTAGTTTACTATACTCTTCGTTCGTGCCATTTAGCCATGTATTTTTTCTGTCTCCGCATCCGCAAGCACCACAAAAGAACTTACCATCAGTAGCAGAAGTCTTGAGATGAGCGCACGGAGGCAGTTCACCGCCCACATGTTCATTACCAAAACAACTAAGAACTCTTAATTGTTTTACGGTCTTATCGACTTTTTTATCCTTTAATCCACGCGAAGCAACGGCCATAGAATAGCTCTGAATCATACTCAGAGCCTTTTTTAGGGCTGGTTCTTTGTTTGGTAGAGGAGAATCTGAAAACTTTTTCTTTTTACAACCACACTCTTTTTTAGGTTCACTCATAAATTATACCTCAAATAGTTAAACCGTTAATGTATTTTACTCCTAAAGTAGATCCTGTCAAGGTGAGTGATAACACTTTATTAAAGGTAGCATCATTAAAACCAGATGCGCCAGTAATTGAAACGCCAGTAAAGCTTAATTGATGACGATCAGCACCGCAGATAGTGACTGCTGGAGAGCCGCTGGATGTATCGTACAGAGTAGAATCGTTTGAGCAACTAATATAACCTTGGCTAAAGGAAATTCCTGCATAATATTCGGTAGATGAAACTGGATTAATAAATGCAGTTTGCCCAGAATTTAAATGAAACCATTGCTTTAATCCTGATGGTAGTGTAAGTAAATACCATCCAGAGTTAAATGTTAATGTTATTCCAGTTCCATTTACAAATGTATAACCTATTAATTTCTCATATGCACCACCAAGAGGATGAGACTTTGGAAAAAGTGGCATTGCGCCTTCCCAAGCTGGACCTCCTGCTGTCTTACCTAAAAGTTCATTGAACCATTCCCTAGTCATTGTTAGGGTTAAAGTTTGTTGAAGCATCGCATTTTCTTGAATCTCATTGAGTTCTGATGCTTGCAACTTTGAACCAGGCTTAAATCCTACTGAAGTATAATTCTTTTTTGGATCTAAGTTTTCATTATTACTCCATGCTCTACTTGAGTATGGATAATCAGTTAAAGGAAATTGATTGTTGTCTAATGGGTATGTCATGATATATCAAAAATTGCTGTTACTTTATATGTAGACGATGAACTGTTGATATCTGTATCTGATGCAAAAATTATTTCACAACCATCAAATGTATATGGTGCTTTTGTTAAAGACGAAATAGTAACTGATCCGCTACTTTTATCTGTATTAGAATAATTTAATGTTATTCCTCCTGTTAGGGAGGTAGCTGCATTATAAGATGTTAATAACACTTCAGTACCACCAAAATTTG